ACCCGCGACCGACGAGTTACCGCCCATGGTGCGTCGTGAATGCGTGACGGCTCCGATTCACTCACGTCCGCCATTACATGAGCGTTCATATACCCTGTTCCCATGGGTCGCACGGTTCGTCCGAACGGACGTCCGGTCAACGGACGCAACGTCGCCGCTTTCAACGCGGCCGCGTTCGGCGAATACGGCACCACGTGTCATCTCTGCGGACGACCGGGAGCCGACACCGTCGATCACCTGATCCCGACGAGCGTGGATCCGTCGCTCCGTTGGGACATCGGCAACGTCCGTCCGGCTCATCTGTCCTGTAACAGCGAGCGTGGAGACGCTCCGCTCACGCTGGCGTGGAGCGCGGCCGGATGGTGAGTTACACGATCACCGACGCGCTCCGCGAATCCAACCGGGAAGCGCTCATGAGTCTCGTGTTGCGGTTGGGTCAGGAGATAGACGAGTCAACCGATGCACGGGACCGGCTCCCGCTCGTCCGTGCGTTCCTGGCCGCTGTAACCGCCTTAGAGGCGTTGGACAACGCGGCGCACCGTAGGGCACGGGATGAGGCTCGATCGTCCGGCTCCGTGGATTCTGGGGCTCCGCTCTCCGCGGTGGACGATCTCTTGGAACGGCGCCGACGCCGTGAGCGCCAAAGCTGATCTCTACGGCTCCCAACGGGCAACGACGCGAGTCTTGCCCCGAGGAAGGGTGGACACCGACGCGTGCGAGCTCGCCACCGCGGTCGGACTCCCCGGTGATCCCTGGCAGGACGAGGTACTCACCGACGGCGCACGGATGGACGGGGACGCGTGGAGCGCGTTCGAGGTAGTGGTGATCGCTCCACGCCAGAACGGCAAGAGCTACCTCGTGGTACGGCGTGCGCTGGCCGGAGCGCTGCTCTACGGGGAGAAGCTGATCCTCTACTCCGCGCACGAGTACCGGACCGCCCAGGAGACGTGGCGGCTCATGCGGGACGTGTGCGAGTCCGATCTAATTGCGCCGCACGTGTCCAAGATCCGAACTGTCGCGGGTGGCGAGACGATCGAGTTTCGCAACGGCGCACGGTTCAAGCCGATCGCGCGTACCCGCACCAGTGGCCGCGGTTTCTCCCCCGACTGTCTACTGCTCGATGAGTCGTTCGCGCTTTCCTTTGAGGTTGTCGCGGCGCAGATGCCGGGAGTGAGCGCACGTCCCAATCCACAGATCTGGTATCTCTCATCGGCCGGTACGTGGGAATCGGAAGTCTTGTTAGGACTCCGCCGGCGGGGACACTCCGGTACCGCAACGTCGTTCGGTTACTGGGAATGGCACGCCGACGCCACCGACGACTTCCGCGATCCGCGGATATGGGCACAAGCCAACCCTGCCTATGGTCGGCGCCTCACGCACGCCGCGGTATCGCGCGAGTTGGAAGCCATGCCGCGACGTGCGTTCCTCCGTGAACGGTTGGGCGTGTGGGCCGAGACGAGCGTGGAAACCGTGTTCGAGGAAGAGACGATCAACGCGCTCACGATCGAGTCTCCCCCGCCACCGCGGGACGGACGTGCCATCGGTTGGGGATGCGACGCCGCGTGGGACCGTACCGGAGCCGCTATCTGCGCCGCGTTCCGCGACAACGACGGACGAGCCGTGGTGGTACTCGTGGACGCGCGACCGGGAGCCGGTTGGTTACCGGATCGGCTCGGAGAGCTCGACTCCACGTTCGCGCTCTCCGCGGTGGCCTACGACGCGCGCGGCAACATCACCGATCTCATGGATCGTGCCGAACGCGATCACATGTTGACGCTCGCACCGATGCGTTTCTCCGACTATCCGGCCGCGTGCGCCAACGTGAGCCAACGCGTCGCCGACGGCTCGATCCGGTTCGGTAACGCACCCATGTTGATATCGGATCTCCTCGGTGCAACGGCTCAACCGACCACGAACGGTTGGATCTTTTCGCGCAAGTCGCTGACTCCCCCGACTCATCTGATTGCGGCTACCGCGGCCCTGTGGTCGCTCGAACACAACGACGACGGAGCCGGTGTCGGCGTGTTCTGAAACGGGGGAACGATGCGACTGTTCAAGAGAGCACAGACGAGCGGCTCGGTGGTCCCACCGGATCCGCTTCCACTGTCGATGGTCTTCCAATCGGACACGAGTCGAAACATCGGTCCCGGTGGCGGTTACGGATGGGGCGGTGGTCCGCGCCGTTTCGTCGGTGGCTCACGTCCACCAGATCCCATCGTGGAGGTAGGACGGGAAGGTGACTTCCCCGAGGGTGGGCATGTATGGGGACCGGCTGAAGGTGACAAGGGTTTCCCGCACGCGACGCGTTGGCCGGGTTACGTCGGCTCATGGGAGCCACCGTTCTACGACACCGGTACCGGTGGTTTCGGTGGGATGCCCTCACGCTTCCTCGGTGGCGCGCTGCTGGAGGGGCGCGTCTCTACCGTGTTCACCTGCACCGATCTGATCTCCCGGCTCCTCTCCACGATGGGTTTGGAAGTGATCGGCAGCGACGGAGCTACGCAATTCCCTCCACCGTGGACGGAGAATCCGGAGCCGATCCTCTATACGTCGATCGTGGATGCGATGAAACAACTCGTCAACTCGCTACTCCACCGCGGCGAGGCGTTCCTGATCCCGACGGCTCGTTACGCCGATGGGATGGTCGCGCGTTGGGCGGTACTCAACCCGGATTACGTCAAGGTGGAAGCGGGAACCGGAGGGATGCCGGAGTACTCGATCGGTGGACTCGTGATCGAGCGTCCCAACATTCTGCACATCCGGTATCAGGTGTGGCCGGGAAACGTTCACGGCGTCGGACCGTTGGAAGCGTGCTGGCGCAACCTGCTCTCCGCGGACGCCATGGAGCGATGGGGTACCGAGCTTGCGCTAACCAATGGAATCCCGGTTGCGGTACTCCAATCGCAGGCCAAACTCTCCAAGCTACAAGCCAATGAGATCAAACAGTCATGGGCCGAGTCGGTGGTCCAGCGCGGCACGCTTCCCGCGGTTCTCTCCGGCGGGTTGACATACGAGCCGCTGAACCTCCGTCCGGCTGACGTCGGTTTGTTGGATCTGCGTTCGTTCGATGAACAGCGGATCGCGTCCACGTTCGGTGTCCCGTTGTGGCTCGTCGGACTCCCGGTCAACGATGGACTCACATACTCCACGGTTGCCGATACGTTCGACTTCTTTTGGCGTTCCACCTTGCGGCCGCTCGCATACGACATCGGCCGCGCCATGTCGGGATGGGCGTTGCCTCGTGGCGTCTCGCTGCGGTTCGCCGCGGAAGAACTCATCGAGCCGGTAGGTACGTCGATCGCATCCACACCAGTCGTGACGCCACCGCAACCCGCCCAACTAGCCGCGACCGAGGAAGTGTGAACCATGCCTATCTACGTAAGAGAATTTCCGTTGCAGTTCGAGCTACGCGACGTCTCCGACGATGGTGACGGACGCACTGTATTCGGTCGCATCGTCCCCTACGGGGAAGAGGTTTCGTTCGTCGATCAGTACGACGGAGGGATCGTCAAGCGCGAACGGTTCAAGCGTGGAGTGTTGGCTCCGCAGTCCAACAACGGCGCATGGGCGCGCGTGTTGCTCTCGTTCCAACACGCCGACGGGTTTGCCAACACGATCGGTTACGGCCGCGCAGTGGAGGAACACGACGATGGTGCGTACGCAGCGTTTCGGCTCTACGCCGCGGATGCGCCGAAAGCGCGGGAGATGATCCTTAGTTCGCACCGGGGGATGTCGCTCGAATTCGAGCCCCGGCAGAACGAGCGCGACGGAGACGTCATCGTGCGTACTCGTGTCCACGTGAGACGAGTCGGCGTGACGCCGGATCCGGCATACATCGGCGCGGAAGTGTTGGCCGTGCGGGAAGCCTCCGCGGTACCAACCCCGAACCTCGACGCGGCACGAGCGCGGATCGCGGAATTGCAACGTGGCGCGATCGAGCGGCTCCGGAGGACCCACCAATGAGAGCCGGACGCTTTGACATTCTCGTGGAGACCGGAGCCGCGTACGTGCGTGCGGCAAAGCTCATGCGTCCCGATGCCGGTATCCCCGCATCCACGGTTATGCCGACGAGCTACGTCTATGTGGACGGTTGGCCACGGCCGGTCTATTCGGTGACGGCTCCGGTCAACGGTCGCGTCACGATCGCGTTCGACAAGGGTTTGTGGAGCGATCTCAGTTTGACGGTGGATGCGAACGCGCTCGTGCAACCCGCGGTACCGATGTTCATCACCGACGCGCAAGCCGCGTTCCACATCGCCGCGGATCCACCGGTGGACATGCCGATCCCGGTAACCGTCGCTCCCGATCGACTGTCGTGCGAGATCGACATGGATCCGATATTCACCGCGGCATTGTCTCCGAACGTCGGCGCCCACTCGTGGGACATGTTTGCGCAGACCGCGGAATGGGACTGGCAACGCGTGTTGGAAGGGACGTTCGTCATCGTGGAGGGGGACGCGCGATGAGTGTGCAAGACGAACGTTTCCGCGTCGTAGCCGAGGAAGCGGTCTACATAACCCAACCGGCCCCGTCGGCCGGTACGCGCACGATCGCACCGGAGGATGAGCGCTTCCGCGTACTCGCGGAGGAAACCGTGCTGATCGGGTTACCGGCTGGCGCTCCCGGTCCGGCCGGTCCCCCCGGTCCGCGAGGCGGATCCACGAGCCTTTTGCCGTACAACATGGCCGCGTCGACAATCGCTCCACCGGCAAGCGGTGAGGTTCAGCTAGACAACGTCAACGGCGCTTTGGCTACCGTGTTGCGCGCCAGTCTGGTTACGTCCGATGGACAGTACGCACAGACGTCGCTGATCTCTATCAATGCCGGAGATGCCGTCTCTCTGGAATGGACAACCGTGGTTGGCGGTAGCATCGGCTATCACGTGACTGGACCGGTTGTTCAACAGTCCGGCTATATCGAGATTCCGATCTCGTGGAGCTACGGGCTGATACCGCCACCGGGTCCGGTATATCTCGGCATCTTCCGGATGGGTCCGCAGGGACCACAAGGAACGCCCGGTGACGCGGACGGTAGTTGGCATCCACGCGATCACGGATTTCACGCATGGGCTTACGATCCGCTCATCGTTTCCGCTGGACAGACGATGACTCCCGGCATGTTGTATGCCGTTGGCTTGTTTCTTGCCAAACCGGCGAGTATTACAGGGATCGTCTTGTATGCCGTAACCGCTGGTACCGGACTTACGCCGGGTACGTGTTTCGGTGCGTTGTATGACGCGCTATCGGGAACGCTTGTGGGTAGTACGGCTGACCAGTCAACAGATTGGGTCGGAGCCGGTGGAACAGTAAAAAAGATGCCTCTCAATGGCGGTCCCTTCGATCTTCCCGCAGGTATGTACTACGTAAC